CCCACTCTGCCGGATAAAGTAGAGGTATATGGATTGGGTGTTAGAACTGACTCATTTAAGGTTGGTATTGATTACTCTAGGACAAACTACGGGCTTCGGGTTAAATCGACACTTGATGGTAATTCGCCTATGTCGCTCTATACCTTTACTCTAGCAGAGAATGTATTAGCATATTCTCCTCAAGGAATACAGGTTATAAATTAAAACTCAATATATTTAGAAATAATTAAATGATATTACGAAATTAAAATATTATTTAATTATATAAGATGTCCGTACTTCCCGATGTATTAAAACTCAAACCGCTTCCTAGCGTAAGTTCTATGTCTATTCATACTGATATACTCGACCCCGCAACTATTTCCAAAACCCACGCGAGGTTTGTCTTTGAGCGGCGTGGTATATTAGATGTAAACTCGTGTGTTCAAGTTGCCGCTGTTAGTGAGGCTGTGCCCGCCAGCCTTGCCGCCGCCGCTTATTTCCCTATGAAAACAGGAGTCCACGCTTTAGTTAAATCTGCCCTTCTCCGTTGTGGTTCTGTAGTTCTCGCACAGACAGACGAGTATGCGAGATATTTCACTATGAGAAACCAGTTTAAAACACAGGAGGAAAGGGTTGGGCGTGATTTTAACTCGCAGCTAATCGTAGATGGTTGTCAACCGGATAATCAGGGCACGGGGAAATATCAGCCGGTGGGTTGTGAGTGGTCGATTGGCGCACCGCAGACCGGCGGCACTTTGCCTTTTCAAAAAATTACTGCTGATGAAACCACAACTCCAACCGGCACAATCAAACTATCTCAGTTATTCCCAACTCTAATGAAAAACCTTCAGCTTCCGCTTTACCTAATGAACGAGCGTGTTGTCCTTGAACTTACTTTTAACGAGCAGCCCAACACAGGGCCGGACACACAAGGCACAATAGGGCTTTTCCCCGCAGGACACGCCGCATCATATGGTCTTTCTGTAGCGACCACTCAGGTAAAGTTTCTAGCAGATTATCTTACCTATGATGGTGATGATGGGCGTATGGAGGAAGTTGCTAAACTTGTAATGTCGCCACAGGGACTTACCATTCCATATGATGATGTGGCGGTGACAACTACCACAGTCCCCGCTTCAACAGTAAATCCCCAGCGTATTACCCGTGAAGTTGGTATGGTGGGCAAGCAGGTTAAAAATATCACTTGGTGCGACCAAAAACAGCAGGGCGGGAAAGTTGTGAAAAGTAATCAGTTGGGCGACTATGTATCACGAGCATCTTGGTTGCCGAGTTCATATAATCTTCGTGTGAACGATATGCGTATTTTCAATCGTGATGTAGAGCGTGAAAGCAGACAGCAGGACGAACTGGCTGCTGTGATGGGTGTTCCTATTAATATCGCAAACAGCGAGTATTCTTGGGATACTGCCGTATCAAAGGGTGTTGCGGGCGATGGTTCGTCTGCCGCTGGGGCATATGTAAATCCCCGCTGGAGCGCAAACACAGTAAATGGCTTCGCCGGCGACACGGGGATCGCTGTGGGCGACGGCGCTGAAGGTCAATATGTCCGTGAAGGTATGTCCCACTACAACGGCGTCTCGCTTATCACAGACCCGAACCTACAGACTGGGACTATGGTGGGACAGAAGCCCATACAGATAGAAAGAAATATTGCCCGTGTGGATAATGGTAATGGTGGTACTGATACAGAGGCATTCAACACAATTTTTTGGACGCAGTATGGACGGGTTATGAACATTCATAACGGGGTAGTCAGTGTCGCTGGTTAAAAAATTGATTTAGATTTATTATTTTATAAATAAGTATGTTTATTTATAAGATATGGAAAGTTTATTCATCTTCATCTTCCACCTCAAGATACTTCCCTTGTTTAAACCCGCCTTGATACAATAGAGTATCAAAGTTTTTATAAAACTTGGGTGGATTATCCGTAAGGTCTATATAACTCCAGTTATATTTTTCTCTGTGTGTTTGCGCCATCAACGAGCGAAAGTTTTTATCACCACCTAAACTATCGCCCAATTCGTCGCTCAACTTTTCCATTTCTTTTTGATTAGTAATATTTCCAAGTAGATAATGAGAAGCATTATTGCGTGCTATAGGAGGCATCGACTTAAAGTTTTGGGACGACATCATAAGTAATCCAATATTGTAATGTCTATAACGAGAACAAAGTTTCCACACAGCAGAGGTTGCTTTAATTCCAATAAAGTCATCACAAATGACAGCGCAGAGGGGTTGATCCTCTTTCTTCTTAAAACTTTCTTGATAGGCGATTAGATCATTTATAATTTTATCATCATATCTGTCATAACAAGAATGAGGATATTTTTCTTTAAGAAACCTACTGGTTCTGTCGTTATGGATTGTATTGCTGATTATCACAACATATTCAAACATATCTAAATAAAAGTTTTTACTAAGTAAAAGATTGCTAATCATCGTAGATTTTCCACTTCTTACTGGGGCAACACACACGACACAAGCCCCGTTGGCGATGTTTGGTAAATTAGGGTGTATAGGCCGTTTTAATCTATTTTCTGTCCCATCGGGTTTTATTGGATAAATATTCAAATCACAATTCATAATATAATATGTATATATATTATATTAATGACCCTAACTTCCTTCAATATTATCGAGCTCTCGACGGCCTCGGCGACCATACTGGGAGCAATAGCCATGTTGCTCGCTCAAAGTCAAAAATCAAAATGTAAAAATCTCAAATGTTGTTGTGGATTAATAGTCTGTGATAGGGTAGTTCCCGAAGACAAGGAAGAAGAACAAGTAGAAGATAATGGAGAAGATTTAGAGAGTGGTGAACTAGATGTGGAGAGAAAAGAAGAAATAAAAGAAAATAAAATAAATATACCAAAAGTAGAATTACCAATTAATAAAGATAATATCTCTCTACCTAAGGTTAATATAGTTGTAAAAAAGTAGAGAACGGAAGCATAGTGTGTATAGGATAGGGTTTGGATAGAACCCTATTCATTCGGTCTTTTGGTCTTGTATGACTTTATCCAGTTCATTCTTCTTTGCCTCGCAGTCTTCTTTGACCTTAGCGGACACACCCGACTTTTTTTTAATAAAAATATTACTGAGAGTATCGCTAATATCATCTTGATATACAGAAATGAGATTTTTAATCAAAACACACTTATCGCAATACGAGTTTGAGATTCCAACCCCCCAGCCAACATCTTTATCACAGAAAGCACACTTTACCATTTATATATATTATAAATATAAAAAATTGTTTCTAAATGGCGTAAAACGGCGGGGGGTAGGGCGGTGACCTCTCTTGAAGGGGTGCTTGTCCCCGTCCCTTTGCCTTTACCAATTTTATAATTTTTATTTTTATTTTCTTACCTATTATAGTATTATATATATATATATATTTTTAAAAGGTTAAAAGGTTAAAAGGACTACTAAAAAAAAAAAGTATATAGAGTATATATAAAATAAAAAAAATAAAATAATAATATTTCTATAGAGAGAGGTTGAAATCGCAAAAAGGACAAGGATTTTGATCCTTTTAATAAAATTGAAATAGAAATATGTTATTAATAATATGAAATGAAGCATCTCAAGATTACAAATGCTATTCTTGAAAAACTTATACACGAGAAAGATAAGGAAATCCTAGAATTAAAAATACAATTAGATAAAGTTATGAACTTCTCTAAGGTTCTTATACAGAAAAACGAGTATCAAAAGCAAATATTAATTGATTGCGAAAGAAATTGTCCTTTCTTCCAAAAACCGTGTGAATAAAAATTGATTTGAAAATAAAATTGAAGTGCTTTTTTGGTAAAATACAGAAGACATCAAACCAACAACAAATATGATTGGTTACGGTATTCCACTTGTCGATGTGGGTTGTAACTGCGACCGATACTGTGGTGATGAAGACTGTAATACTTCTTTCCGTGATTACACACAGGGATACTTATCAGGGAAAGAATCATTCGTTATAGACTTGCGTTTGGGCGAAGAGGCGGCGCTCGACAGGCTTTTCAAGTGGAATGATATTTATTTAAACAATCGTGCTAAGACAATCCAACGATGGGTTCGCTCTAGTAAGTGTCGTGCGATGATTGGACGGGTTTTGATTAAAGTCAAGAAGAAGTTGCGTCACACTCTTACCCACATCACTAACCCAGCACTTGCTGATGAGGTGTGCGCCCACGCGGGACTGCCCCGGATG